CCGCCCTTGAGTAAGCCCATTAGGGCAAAGACGTAGAACGCCTCGCTCAAACCGGCGGAGATCATACGCAAGAATCTCATCCACTTCGGCATTTGTTAGCCCCCTGTCCCACTCCGCTGGACACTTTAATAAGCCCGCAGCTTTAGCTTCCTTGCGCTGAACAAGTGTCATTTCCAGATGTTCTTTCGGCGCTATCAGATGCCCCACCCCTGTCGTCCACAGCAGTACACTATCTAAGTAAGGCTTCTTCCTTACCCCTTCGTGGTACTTGAGTTCATGCAGGGCGGTGAAGTTCATATTAGTTTAGTGTTTTTTTGTTTGTCGTCTGCTTTTTCTACGGTTGAATTTTTACCGGCATTCAACTTTTTTAAAGCGTCTATGTGATCCGACCCCACAAAGTAAACCCCTTTAGGCTGCGATGACAACCACATATCACGGTAGTTGTTAGCTTTATCCGCCATCTTTTTTGCTGGCGTGTTGCCTGATTCCCACATGGCTCGTTCGCCCTTACTAACAAACTTTGCAACATTTTCTTTAGTTGCTAGAGCGCGGCTTAACCGTAGGTACTCACCGCCCATCTCTTCCAAAAAACTTTCTAGCGTATCTGCATCAAACCGTTTATTTTTAAAATACCCGATTTTGTTTTGCGTCTTCAGTATGCGGTCAAAAATAGTCCCGTCGCCAACCAGAATTTCCTTTTGCTTATTTACTGCGGTATTGGTAAAAACAACAAATAGAAAATGTTTGGGGTAGCCCTTTACGTCTTTAGCCGCAGCGTCATCCCATGACCCTTTATACGAAACGCTTGGCAATTTGTCACCACCATCACCCTCGTACCATGCGCCATATTGCGCGATAGCAGACTTAACTTGCGGTGGCAGCGCAGCCTGTTTGCCGTGGGCTTGCCCAACAAACATTAAATTAGGCCTAATATCTAACAAGTTCATTTTTTGCTAAAGGCTTGTGTCCCGAACCAAAACGAAATTACAGATGCCCAGATGATCTGCGTATCGTCGTCCCAAACCGCTTCGATCATGACGTTAAACGGCACGTTGGTAGTCCACGCGTACCAGACGCCAGCAATATCAATGATTACAAGTAGGAAAAAAAGGCCATACGTGATCGTAGGACGCACCATAGCGCGGAGGTTAATTACCCACTGGGATGCGCCTTTGCCGATCTCAATATCGTGGGCGTAGAGGGCTTGCCGCTCGGAGGCTTGGGCCTGAATACTGATCTGCTCGGTACGAATTTCCTCGATATGCTCTTGGGACTGAAAGCCAGCCTTTTGCATCTCAAGTTGAGATTGCACCTGAATCTGAGCCAAGGCTAGTTCGTGCTTCTTGTCCTGCTTGTCTTGGAAGAAATCCAGTAGCTTTGGTAGGCCACCAGACAGAAAGGAAATTAGTGTTGTAAATAGCGTCATCATCAGTGTTTACCTCGCTCTTCCATCAACTTGACCCGCACTTGCAGGTCGTGAATATCTTTGTAGATTTCTTCTTTCATGGCATGGCGGCGCTCTGCACTTAACGGGCTGTCTGTTGGCACACCTTGCGACGTAATCAAAGCGGGCATCTGGCCTTCAATCTTTGTTAGGCGTTCAGAGAAACTACCTACCTGCCCAAGCAGCCAAACGATTGCGGATAAAGCGATGGGGATTATCGCTTTCATGATGTCTTGCATGTTCATTCATCACCCCCGTGCTTAAACATCCACCACAGTTACTCCGGTTGCGTAGGCCAAGTAATTGTCCAAGGGAAACCCTCTTGTGCCGTTACATCACGCAACGCCTGACGATACGTAGCCCACACAGTTTGGTCTACCGGGGAGTCTATTACCTGAGTCCAATCTGACTCTTTTAGCTTTTCGTTACGGCTTGATCTAACTGACTTAGCCTGATCTGCATCTCTAGCGGCTTTGTAAGCAGCCTCTTGCTCTGCCGCCGTTTGCGCTGGCTCAAGCTCAGTAGCAGGACGATCTGTGAAGATTGGGCCAAGTACGTACTTAGTGAACCATCGGCCATCGACCTGCTCTGCGCCAGCAGCTTGCGAGTATTGGTAAACATCACCACCTGTAGCCTGTGGGCCTTCAAAGACTACATCAGCACCCAAGGCTTCTAAAACCTCAGTTGTTGTTGTCTCCCATGTAGGGCCACCATTGGCTTTTGTGTACGCACGAAACTCACCTTCATACATTACCGCACCATTTGATCTGATTCGTACTTGCATGATCTTTCCTTTAAGCAATAGCCAAGAATATGTATGTACCACCGTTAGCATTTAACGCCGCCGGTGCTGCTGCGGTTACTTGAAAGCCAGTGGTGTCGGTGTCAACGTAGTTAGTGCCTGTGACTTCAGCCGCAGTATCGTTTAGTAGCAGATACGGATCGTTGCCTGACGTAATACCACGCGCCGAATCCCATACGTACCAATCGCCAGTGGAGTCAGTGCGCTTAATAAGCACGAACCTAGCGCCAGAAGTAAACCCGCAAGCTACCGTCTGCAATGCGCCTGTGCCTGTGTAGCTGCCTACTTTAGAAACCCCTGGGCAAGTGGCAAAAAGGTAGGCAACAAAATTATTTGTGTTTGCATTAACATTCCCATCAGCACCCAAAGAAAAAACAGAAGATGTTGGGGCTGTATTATTCCAAGTATTAAATGGATTTCCAGTACCAGCGGCATCAGTTGTGCCAAAATTAATATATCCACCAACTCCTAATGATGATAAATATGCTCTCCAATAATATCCTGCTGTAGTTCTATTTTTGCAAATAATAAACTCAGGAACTGCTGTTAAGTTGTGAGATATAGTCCTAGCTGTTCCAGTACCCGTATAGCAAACTACATCAAAGAATCCTGGTGCGCGACGTAAGCTCCAATAAATCATTCCACTACCAGCCCAATTTGAGGATGTTTGAAATCCTGTATTGCTCCAGTATTGAGTAATATCACTTGAAGCACTTTCAGCACCAGTAGATGGTGTTCTTAAATATACTCCACTTGAAGTTGTATTAGAACTAACACCAGTAAGTCTTGATGAAACTACTCCATTATTAGCGAATCCACTACGAATATTCATAATCTGCATATCCAGCGGAAAACCTGTTGTGTTTTCAGTGCCTTGAGCATTATTAGCTGCTGTAGGCGTAAACACACTCGTACCCAACGTAGGCACGGCCATCGGGCCACGGCGTATGGCTATGTACACATATGTTTGAGAAGCTCCAGGGAAATTATTACCCACATAAAATCCTGTTGCTGTTGGATATATACCCTGTGTACTTGTTGATGAACTTTCTGCCGATGAAACAGTCGGTGATATGTAGTTATAAGAAGTGCGAGAAGAACCTCTCATAGTATCAACAATTTGCCAATTTCCAACACCATCAGTTCGCTTAAACATTACCAATTGAGATTCATATCCTAGAGTAATATCACCAGCAGCACCTGTACCGTCAGTAGTAAACGTCCCACAGCTAATCACATTATCAGTACCAGCAAGACCAAAGCCACCTGCGTTATGGGCGAATAGGTAGGCTACGAATGTATCGCCTGAATAATTAGTTCCTGTCCATGTTCCTGTAGTAAATTGTGTCGATGTTGGACTTGTATTATTCCAAAATGAAGTAGCAGTTACAGTAGCGGTACTGGTATTAAGATAAAGTGCGCCAGTTGCGCCAATAGAAGTGTGGTAAACAATCCAATCTGTAGCTCTACTAATATTCTTTACAATAATACATCCAGGTACAGAGCCAAGATTGTGAGCTACTGTTCTTCCAGCAGTACCATCTCCCGTATAAGTCACCACATCGAAGAACTTAGGCTGTTCGCGGAATGTCCATGAGACGAATGAGTCTCCGTTGTACACCGATGCCGCCAATGCTTCAGTAGTAAAACCAGTTGAACTGACGCTAATTACATTACCGCTACCCGCAGCACTATCTGCGTTTGAATACATACGTTCATAACTGATAGCACTTCCGTAAAGCAGGTTATTACCTATGTAATTTGTAGATCCTTGTGACCGGCTTTTAAGCCAAACCAACCCGCCCTTACCAGCTAGATCAATCCCATTTGTAATTGTTTGAGCAACACCAGTACCCGTATAGAGATACGTAGAGAATACGTTCTCGATGTAATTAACAGCAGTTGCCTGTGCAAACTCACCAAAACCTTGGGCAGATGCAGCGCCACGGGTAGCTATTAAAGGCATGTTGTATCCTTATGCAAACTTAGTTTGTGAAGTGAACACGGTAAAAGCCGCATTGCCCGTCTTGATAATCGTGTACATATAGACATCAACTGCACTTGCATTACCCGCCGCATAGGCAGTACCGCCTTGGTATTTAGGTGTCACGCTGCTACCGTCAACCTGAACCGCACTGTTGTAATAAGCTGTAGCACCGTTGGTCACTAAGAAAGCCACAGTCACAGATTCCCCCGTTGCCATCAAAGTATTAAGCGATGTACCGCTAGAGCCACGGAAGTTGACTGTAAAGTTACCCGAAGCGTCAGTCGTGTAGTACAACACGGCTTGAGTGGTTACGTCATAGGCGATTGTGCCTGTAGCCGCAGTAGCAGAAACTGTGGCAGTCTCCAATACATCGGCAATCTTTAAACCTGCAATGCTGGCCGTACCGATAACAGTCATTTTTTGGGCGACGGTCAAATTACCCGATGCGGCTGTTAGTGCGGTTGTACCAGCAGACTGTAGTGCAAGTTGACCAGACGCATCGCCTGTAATAATCGCCCCGCCTGTTGCTGTATCTGCATTTAGAATCGTAGCCATGTCTTACTCCAGTGCTTGTATTTGTGCAGATAACGCAGTTAGTTGCGCCATCAGTTGTTCTTTGGTAGGGGCGGGTGCTGGTTCAGGTTCGGGAAGTGGATCAGGCTCGGTAAAGTTTGTGCCGTCATACTTCCAGCTAATGCCTACAGCCTTATTGTTGATATAAGTAGGGAACTCAACAAGCCCATGCTCCGCAGCAAAGGCTGCATCAGCAACCACTGTGTTGGTAATTACACCACCTTCTATTTTTGCGTAGCCCATATTATCCCCTTACCAACTGTAAATTCGTGCGTACCCAGCACCACCAGCACCGCCAGCGCCAGAGTTAACGCCGTTAAGAGAGCCGCTACCACCGCCTCCTCCTCCGCCACCAGCACCGCCAGCACCGCCTGTACCGCCAATTAACGTAACATCAGCACTACCGCCACCGCCGCCAGAACCAGAACCTCTACTTGCAGATTGCGTTCCGGCTGTTCCGGGTCTACCTGCTGCCCCGCCGCCGCCAAGAGCATAACTATTAATAGCCCCGCCACTAGAACCTGCTACCGCTGTATTTGAACTTTGAATACCGCCACCGCCGCCCCCTCCTGCGCCCCCAAAAACTGAAGACCCAGCATTTGCTGGCAGGAAATGATAGCCGTAAGAACCAGCAGCGCCGCCCCATTCTGCGTTCCCATTTTGTGAAGAGGCAGAATGACCTCCACCTCCTCCACCAACATTATCTTGTGAACCTGCCGCAGTTCCCCCAAAATATGTACCACTTGGCGTTCCACCTAGATTTGAACTAGCTCCACCTCGCGCTCCCGCCCCTCCACTACCACCACCTCCACCACCGGGCGCAGTGGTTGTAGCACCGCCGGTACCACCACCGCCGCCATAAGAAGTTAAAAACGAACCGAATGTGGTATTTCCACCCTGACCGCCAACGTCGCCATCGGTATCATTTGCCGTTACTGCTGCGGCTCCAGTGCCACCAGCACCTAAAGTTACCGTTACAGTAGATGTAAGATCACTAGCTTCAAACATGTATTTAACATGAGCGCCTCCACCGCCACCTCCGCCACCGCTGCGATTACTACTTGTTGCGCCCCTTCTGCCTGATGCACCACCACCGCCAGCGCCCCATAGCTCAACCATTACAAACGTGCAGCCTGTAGGTTTAGTGTATGTGCCGGATGATGTGAATTCTTGTAGATTGGCTGGAGTAGCGGCAGTTCCCCACGTAGGTGCAGCACCACCAGCCGATGTCAACACCTGACCCGCAGTGCCAGCCGCGCTAAACGCAAGCTCAGTCCCATCTCCGTAGCCTATGCCACCTAGTGTGGGGGTATTGTTTCCGTCAATTATGATTGCCATCGTTTACTCCAGTGCTTGGATTTTAGCCGTCAGAGCCTGTAGCTCTGCAAGCAGTTGTTCTTTGGTTGGGGCGGGGGTAGTTGGGACATACGCCGCTTTAGCCATATCAATATCAATGGTGAGTTCAGGAGTAATGTCTGCCCAAGCGTCCCGAAAAGTTCTATCTGCTGGTATTGCAGAATCCGGCATTTGTCGGTGGCTGACATAAGCGCCGGGGTTTACAGCCTTCCATTTTTCGATGGCTTCAACTTCGTCTGCGTCGTTAACCAGCGTCATAATTGCAACGCCACCAGATGCAAGTTTAATTACTGTTTTCATGCTTGATCTCCAAAACAGGCAGCAAAATAATGGGTGGCATCAAATAAAGTCCCCCCATCATTGAAACTAATCAAGGTAAATGCCCCCGCTGTTGGAATTGTGTTGTTGCTAACTTGTAAAGTTCTTTGGTTGCCCTGTGCGGCTTGTGCGGTAAGCAAAATTGCGTACTCTGCGCTTGAAAAGTCCGTAGCAATAGTCACAGTAACTAAACCTGTCCCATCGTCAGTAATGGAGGTAATATTGTGTGACACTTGAATAGCCCCCGCCGCATCACACTTTAGCCATGCTTTTGCCACACCCGGACTAAAATTAGTATTTAAAGGCGTTGCAAATACCGTGTTGGATGATGCAGCCTCCATTTGCGCTTGAGTAGCGGCGGTTGCACTAGCAGGGGTTGTCCAAGTAGGCGCAGAACCTGTACCCGCTGATGTCAGTACCTGACCGTTAGTACCGTAACCCGGAGTAGAGCCAACACCAATAGAGCCGTTTGCGGCTAAAGTCACAGAAGGCGTTGTGCCGTTGACTTGGAGTTGCAACGCGCCCGACGTATCGCCAGTGCTAACTAGCGCGGTTCCTGTTGCTATACCTGCTGAAATTGAACTCATCTCTTATCCTCTTATAAAACAACCCAGCGTTGGCCGGAAGAAACTGTAACGGCGTAGCCGCTAGAAATAGTAATTGGGCCAACACTCATGCCGTTTGTGCCAGAAGCAATTGTATAACTAGCAGCTATTACATCGTTATTAATCAGGATACCGCCACCCGCACCTGAACTACCGCCGGTAGCGGCGATGGTCTGGTTAGGCCATGTGCCAGTTATAGTGACATTTGAACCCGCTACTAGTGCTGGAGTAGCAGTAGCAGTACCACCATTTGCTATGGGAAGAAGCCCTGTTACATTAGTCGTTAAGTTAGTAAACGTAGTGGACGTAGTACCAGTACCACCATTGGCAATGGGAAGCGTCCCTGTTACGTCAGAAGAATTAAGGTTGATCGGACC